GTGCTGTTGTTGAGATTGCCGTCTACATGATATACCACAAGCTGTGCTGAATACTTGGCACGAAACCCACAGCGATCACATGTGGGTTTTTTCTTATAGCCTGACAATTTCCAACGCGGATCCGGCGGTCTTTTTTTCTTGGATTTATTCAAGCACACAGAGCACTTGCTGCGATAATATATCTTGTTGTATTTGTGATAGGCCACAGCACGTGGTCTTTGGCGACAATCTGGACATATAGGTCTATTCATAGCCGTATTTAGTACACGGACCTACATATAGGCGTCAACAACCGCCGGGTTTTTTGGTTTCGCCGATAAATATCTTTAATTAATAAAAAGGAATTAGTCATGGCCTTACTATCCCCAGGTGTACAAGTCAGTGTAATTGACCAAAGCAATTACACGCCCGCCGCTGCCGGCTCAACCCCATTCATGCTTTTGGTTACTGCCGAGAACAAAATATCCGGCGCTGGCACTGGCATAGCTCCCGGAACCTTGGCTGCAAATGCCAACAAACTTTACTTAATGACCAGCCAACGAGATTTGCTCAGCACGTTTGGTGTGCCATTTTTCTACAATACCACAGCTGGAACGCCCATCAACGGTTACGAGTTGAACGAATACGGATTATTGGCTGCTTATTCAGCCTTGGGTGTGACCAACCTGGCCTATGTCATGCGAGCCGATATTGATTTAGCGGCTCTTACAGCCACACTGAATCGTCCAGTGGGTGCGCCGGCCAATGGCACATATTGGTTTGATACCACCAACAGTACATTTGGCATCAATGAATGGAACATCTCCACATCAGAATTTACCAAAAAAACTCCCAGCGTGATTACCGACACTGTGTATTTAGAAACACTCAGCACAGTGCCTTTGTCCAGTTATGGCAGCATTGGTGACTATGCAGTCACCGCCACAAGCACGTTCAATCCTATCTACTACAAACGCGGCGGTCCTACCACAGCCCAAGCACCGGGATGGTTACAAGACGGCGCCAGCGCCGGTGTCTTGTACAATACCTGGGTACTTGTAGGCAGTGACGAATGGAAAACTGCTTGGCCTACTATCCAAGGCACTTTGGCTCCAACCAGCTTAACTGCGGGCAATAGTTTTGCCATTAATGATGTCACAATCACAGTGGCCGCAAGCCCCAACAACACAGTGCTGTACACAGCTGGCCTGATCAATGCCGCTCTCAATGCCAGTGGTGTTTATGCTGCCAACATTGGCGGAAAACTCACACTGTATGCAGACAGCACAGCCACCAACGATGGCAGTACAGAAGGCACAGGTGTGATTGCGATCAACAACGTTTCTGGTACACCGTTGGCCACTTTGGGCATCACAGCTGGTCAATATGCTGCTCCTGCCTATTTCCATGGTGCCAGTTATCAAGCACCAAGATGGCGTAGCACCGACACACAACCAGAACCCACTGGCAGCGTGTTTCAACAGACCAATGCTGTCAATCAAGGCATGCTGATACAGGTCAAACGCTATGATGCCACTCTAGGCACTTTTGTATTGCAGGCATGTCCAGTGTTTTTCAATGATGCCGCAGCAATTTATGGCTTGGATCCGATCAACGGTGGACAAAGCATTCCTGCAGGAACAACTTATGCACAGATTGATCCACTGAGAAATGAGACTGGTGGATTTGAAATTCTTGAAAGAGTTGCCACCGGAGCCACAGTGATCACTGGACTTGTGACAAATCCAGTGTTTGTAAATGGATCAACATTCCTGATCTCAGCAACTCAACCAGAGTCTTCAACCTATGTTCCGGCTGTGACAGCTACCATAAACGGCACCACAGCCGCAGATTTTGTAGCCGCTGTGAGCGCTGCTGCTATTCCCAACGTAAGCGCCGAAGTCAACTCAGCCGGTGCCATAGTGTTTACACATGCCACCGGAGGTGACATATCACTGGAAGAAGGCGCCAACACACCTATAGTGGATGCAGGATTTACCACATCTACACCCGGATGCAGATTTGACTATGCTGACAACGGATTATTGCTCAGCAACTGGGTTGGTTCACCAACGTTTACCTACACAGCTTCCGCTAGCCAACCCAACATAGATCCTGCCAACGGCACCTACTGGTACTACAGTGATGCTACCACGGTAGACATCATGATTCAAAACAATGGTATCTGGAACGGCTATCAGAATGTCACCAACGATGTGCGTGGATTTAATCTCAGCCTCACCAATGAAGCTGGTCCTATTTTCAGTACCACAGCGCCCACCACACAGACCGATGCAGCCGAAAGTCCCTTGGTGCTTGGTGACCTTTGGATCGACACCAGTGATCTAGAAAACTATCCCTTGATCAATCGCTGGCAAACTGTGGACGGTGAAGATCAATGGGTCCGCATCAACAACACTGATCAGACCACTATCAATGGTGTGTTGTTTGCTGATGCACGCTGGGCACCCAATGGCACCACCAATCCCATCACTGATCCTATTCCGCCCATAGCCACAGGTAGCACTCCATTGATTACCAGCAACTATGTGGATCTTGATGCCCCTGATCCAGAACTGTATCCCGAAGGTATCTTGTTGTTTAACACACGGCGTAGTGGTTTCAATGTGAAATCGTTCCAGGTCAATTACTTCAATGCTCAAGACTATCCATCACCTGCGGTATTGCCTAGTCAGACCGATGCCTGGGTCACAGCTTCGGCCAATCGCAACGATGGTAGCCCCAACATGGGACGCCATGCACAACGCTATCTCATTGTGCAGGCACTGAGAGTGGCCATTGATACCAGCACACAGATCCGTGAAAATCAAGCACAGTTTAACTTGATCACCTGTGTACAGTATCCAGAATTGGCACCCAACATGGTGGTACTCAACAACGATCGTGGCGAAACTGCGTTCAGCCTGGTAGATACGCCATTGCGCCTGACTCCGCAAGAGATTGTTACCTGGGCCACCAACAACAATGGACTGGGTCTCAGCACCGGAGACGGAAACTTGGCTGGCGGCGATGCATACGCAGCCTCATTCTATCCCAGCTGTACCACCACAGACCTCACAGGAAACGTAGTGGTCACAGCACCAAGTCACATGATGTTGCGCACCATAATCCGCAGTGACGCCGTGGCCTATCCATGGTTTGCACCAGCCGGCCTGCGCCGTGGTGTGGTAGACAATGCGTTACAAATTGGTTATCTACAAGCCCAGACTGGTGAGTTTGAACCCTTGGGTGTGAACCAAGGACTACGTGATGTGTTATATTCTAACAATGTTAACCCAATCACGTTTATTCCAGGCACGGGCATTACCAACTTTGGTAACCATACCTTGCAAGGCACGGCCACAGCATTGGATCGTATCAACGTGGCACGTTTGGTGGCGTTTATACGCGGTCGTCTTGAAATCATTGGCAACCAATACTTGTTTGAACCCAACGACACAATCACTAGAGCTGCGATTACCAACCAGATCACTGCACTCATGGTTGACCTGGTCAACAAGCGTGGCTTGTATGATTACTTGGTGGTGTGTGACTTGACCAACAATACTCCAACCACCATTGATCGCAACGAACTGTATGTGGACATAGCCATTGAACCAGTCAAGGCCGTGGAGTTTATCTACATACCAATGCGTATTCAAAACACAGGAACCATTGCGGCACAGGCGGCAGCGTAAAGCACACAGGCAAATTTCACCATAAATTTGCCTGGCTTGCATGCCATAAATAAACACATACTAGGATGATACTCAAATGACAACAGCCTCACTTACCAAACTAACAGTACCACTGGCCAGCGATCAAAGCACATCGGCACAAGGTTTGCTGATGCCAAAACTCAAGTATCGCTTCCGCGTTACTTTTTTGAATCTGGGTGTTACCCAGCCCACAACAGAACTGACCAAACAGGTCATGGATTTTACACGTCCACAGGTCACGTTTGACAACATTGACCTGCCCATCTACAACAGCACCATACGTTTGGCCGGCAAACATTCATGGACAGATATCACTTGTCAGGTGCGTGATGACGCAGCCGGCAATGTCAGCCGCTTGGTCGGTGAGCAACTGCAGAAACAGTTGGACTTCTTGGAACAAAGCAGTGCCGCATCGGGCATTGACTACAAGTTTACCACAGTGTTTGAAGTGTTAGACGGTGGCAACGGTGCCAATGCTCCTATTGCTCTTGAAACTTGGACCATCTTGGGTTGCTATCTACAAGGTGTCAACTACAACGATGCCAACTATGGTTCGGGCACCGAACCCATGACAGTGAGCATGACTATTAGATACGACAACGCCTTGCAGACCTTGACAGGTGCTGATGTGGGTGTTGGTGCGTCAATTCCGTTGACAGTCAACAACGTAGCCACAGGTTAATAGTCTATGGCGTTTGGCCAAGACACTCTCCAGCCGTTTCCTCCTGGCGAAGGCGTTCGTGACTATCGTCACGCGGAAAAAACCTTCAGAGCCGGCGGCTATGACCTGGCGCCTCGCAACAAGTTTTTATTTTATGTGTATTTCAATCTAAACACCAACATACCAGCAGTAGCCAACCTGACTTCGGGCGGCAAAAGCAGCACCATTGGACTCACGGTCAAAACAGCACAGTTGCCCGGCTACGCCATTGATGTGGCCACAATGAACCAGTACAATCG